CTGTTTACCCTCGAGTGTTTATCATTTCCTCGTGAGGGTGTATAATTTATAACAGGTATTCCTGCCTTTTGCAACTCATGAGTTAACGGAAGTCCACTGGCCTTGGCCTCTATGAGAATTGCCTCTGGTTCCCAGTATTTATACTCTTCCTGCGCTATTGATTTGAGTTCCGGAAAGTTCCATCTTCCTTTTTTTGCGTCCAATAAAATTAAATTCGGTTTTGCTCCCTCTTCCGGCTCAAAAACTCCCCATGTTGTTATCGCTGAATAATCAGCCGTTTCCTTTGAACTGAACGCAGTATCATATGACTGAATGATGTACTGAAGTTTTGGTATGTCATCCTTCTCCCATGTCTTCCACCATTCACGTTTTATGATTGCACCTTCCTCAGAGGTTGGTGCCTGCATCCACTGTGCCTGCCATTTTGTCAACGGGATGGAAGCCTTCACTCCCATCAATCCCTTCATGGACCAAAAATTTCCCCACATGGGCTTCTCGTTTATGACGGCAGGAAATTCAACAACTTCCCACTGATCCGTTTCATCATCTTTTCCCTGGGCCTCTAGCAGTTTGCCAGTAAGGTCTTTTACAGACCACCTAGTCATAACTAGTACTATGGCACCACCAGGTTGAAGACGCTGACGAGGACCAGAAGTATACCACTCATAATGAGACTCCAAAACAGAAGGAGACAAAGCATCCTGTTCTGAGTGAGGATCATCAATAACCAGCAAATCGGCACCACGACCAGTAATAGCGCCGCCGACACCAGCAGCAAAATACTCCCCACCATGATTCGACTCCCAACGGCCAGCAGCCTTAGAATCCGCCGCCAACCGAACATCCGGAAAAACTCTTTCATATTCTGATGATTCTATCATATTCTTAGCCTTACGTCCAAATCGAATTGCCAGTTCGCCAGTATGCGTGGTTTGTATCAATTTTGCCTTTGGATGCCTTCCCATGAAAAATGCTGGAAATAAATGTGACGCAAATTCGGATTTTGTATGCCTTGGAGGCATATTTACGATTAATCGCTTCAATTCGCCGTTTGCAATGCGATTTAGCTTCTCAGCATAGATTCTATGGTGCTTTCCTTCAACAAAATCGGGCCAAACTGCCTTTACAAAGGTCAAAAAATCATTTTGGGTCTTTTCCTGCTTGTCAAGAAGTGCATTTTTGAGAATATACTTCAAAGTTCTGGTATCAAGACTCTCTAAATTAGAAATATTTTTCATTTTTTAAAAATTTTTTACCCTTACCTCTTTATATAACGTTTTTTGGGGTGATTGTCACCCTCAAACCTTATTCGATAAATTCTAAAGCATGCTTATTGGAAAAGGGGGGGTTGGGGGTCAATAGACAGTGGAGGTTCGGCACCGGGTCGAGTAACTGTCTTCAGTTGCGAGACCCGGGCGCCAGACTTGTGTTGTATTATTGCAACACTACTATTGGTAGTACCACTACAGTTAGTAGCCTGGGCATAAAAAAAGGGCGATACTCATGATATCGCCCTCTTCCATCATTAGCAACAAAGGAACTATGAAGCTAAACCTAACCTTTCAAGTAAGTAACCTATATCTCTTTGTAAGTGTTTAATTAAATCCAATGAATTAACATTATCATTGTCTTTGTTCTCAACAACCCACTCAACTAGTGAGTTCATTATTACACCACTTACTAGCTTCCAATCCATGCTACTTGACTTGGGAACTGAAGCGAGGACTTGTTTAATGTCCTTCATTACTGCTTGGTCTTTAGTGTATTCAATTACCTCTTTAATAATAGGACTAATGTCTACATTAGTTACTGAGGTTTGTTTAGTAGTAGTGACTTCGTTTGTCATTTCTGCTTCTCCTTTGTTATAAATTAATGACACTATAGTATATTAATAGCCACATCAAAGATATAGCTATTATGAAAGTAATTAAATTCATTGTGGATAACTCACATTATTGATTTCAAGTATCGTGTCTGGATTTACATTTGCCCAACCATGTTGACCTTGAGAACTGTTATCAACACAGAATACCAATAGGTAATTTGCGTGTTCTCTTACTTCTCCACTCTTGGTAAACCTGTAGCCATTCTGTCCAACAATACCTCTAGTGATATTTCCAACTTCCCCATTGTTCTTGATCCATTTACAACTGAAGAAACCATTCTTCACTATATTTCTAAATTCTGCTTTTGTCATATTGACTCCTTTGTTTCTATTTCTAGTTACTAATATAAGCATTAAATACCTAAAAGCAACAGCTAATTCAAATTAAATGTGGACTAAATTTTGCCTGACGCTGCAGGATGCCCGGGGACATACATCAGCCATTCAAAGTGGTTAGATAAAGAGGAGTTTTCATCGGAGCTTCAACCCGTCAGCTGCGTCCCGTGCGCCCCGGGCGTCAGGTTAAGACATCATCATCATCGAAGTTTAATTAGGGGAGTATTGGGGAGCTTGGGAGCTTAGAACGGACTACTGATCAACCGAGTAAGGACTAAACTCCATTACCATCTCTTTTGAGGCAAGAGCCGAATAACTCCGTTTATCTTGCCTCTTACTGTGTTCACTAGTACTATGTTATAATAACAATTCGAACACAATTCTTTTGCTCTTATCGAGGGAGATAGGACTAGCCATCGCCTCTGAAACTAGTAATGTGTAACACCATTCTAATTCTACCCTCATTATAGCACGAATCCAAATTCAAAGCAACCTCATCTTCATCAATCTTGTGGATAACTATTAAGTCAGGGAGGAAGTCCCGGCGCCCGGTTCCACCAGCTGGCAGCATGTGCAGCTGCGTCAGGACTGGCGGACCTCCCGGGAGCTTTGGAGCTTGAGACTCTTCAGGAGCTTCAAACCCAATGTTTAATGATAACCCATAAAATAATGAGGCCTACAGCCAATTTTACAGGTATTAATAACGTTAGTCAGTCCATTATAACCTTCTCTTTCTACCTGCAATTCCAGGTTATTACATCTTACCAGGACTTCCTGGATCTGTAAACAGGAAATTCAGGATAAATAAATGGCGGAAATCAGCCATTCCGTGAATGGAGGTAATCCCGCGGGCGCCCCGGTAGTCCCAGCTACACAAAAATAAAACCCCAGAAAACTCCCGTTTCTATGTCGGAGTTTCGGAGTTTAACGCGCAGCGGGCGCCGGGCGCTGGATAACATACTCCTAGCCACCAAATCGAAATTGGTGGCTATAGCGGAGTTTGGGAGTTTTAGTTAGTCTGAGGTGTAAAGATACTTCTTACCTTTTCCCCGAAACTGTCCTCAGCCTCTTCTTGTGCCCTTTCAACACGCTTTGCGTTTCTCGTCATCACGGGAACAACCCCATCATAATGATTCGCAATTCGTTTTAAGACATCAATCATTTCTTCTTGATTGTCTGCAATCCTATTGAGTGCTTGGTTTATGCTATCGTCTACGACCATATGTACCTTCTCTTTCTATTTATGTTCCTATTATACCATAAACTTATCCACAATGCAAGAACTCATTTGATTATTTTTAATCCCGTAAATAATTAATAATTTACGGGATACTTCTGCCGACTGGGAAGACGCCCGGTCCATCCAGGATCCACAGGCAGCTGCCAGATGAAAAGTGGCGGAAATCAAGGGAGTTTGGCGAGGAGGAAATCCCGGGCGCGCCCGGTGCGCAGCTGGCGCGTGCGTCGGAGGTCCAAGAAAAATTGGCGGAATTACGGGAGTTTCAGGAGTTTAGGGAGTTCCGCAGCGAAGGATGCGTCCAGCGCCCCGGCCCACAGGCCACCGTCCACTGAATCATAGCTTTTATCGCGGAGTTCAAGGAGTTTGGAGCTTGGAAATAGTTTCGTGATCCCCCGACCGGGATCATGTATTAAGATTAATACTGGTGCACCGTGAATCATATGAATAGTATTCCAGGCGATTTGAAGAGGTGAAATCAATACCTTGCCAATACCTTTTTTGTTACGTCTTACAACTTTCAATTCTAATGTAAAAAATCCCACATCGTTATGATATATTAGGCAATCCGGGAATCCTGGTGTAACGTATGATTCAATCCTAGTTATTATGTATTTCTCACTCCCACTTTCCAAGCATTTCTTTAAATTCTTGTAGAAGTTTGTTTCCGTCTTTACGGTCATACTTGGTTTTATCCCTAACTACTCTCGGTTTGTATTGGTGTGATGTCCTTAAGCTTTTTGCTACCGGATTTCTTTTCGACCGATAGGATAGTTTTATTATTTTCTTTTTTAAATTCACCTGTTAATCCTAACTCCTTCAATTGTCTTAACACATCATCCCTTGACATATCATCAATTGATCCTGTTCTAATTTCTTTTCTTTCAATATATAATCCTGCCGCTTGACCACGCAACCTTTCAGCATTAATTGCAGCACTGTGAGACTTATCACCTAATGCCTTATCTCTTAGTCTAGCTAATTCCTGAATGTGCTTGTTCATTTCAACCCTATGGGTTTCAGCTAGTTCACTTCTCTTCTTCTGTACAGCAGCAACAACACGTGGATATTTCTTGACGTTCAATAATTCTGATGCCGTAGTTGGAGCACGCTCTCTTTTGTATCCTGACTGTCTAGCGCACTCTGTTGGAGTCAACCTACCCTCATTGGCAGTGTATATTTCAACAAAAATCCTTTGTTTTTCAGTCAATCCATCCTCACCTCGTGGGTATTTCAATGCCATATCTCTGGTATTGGCAATGGTATTACGGACGACCTTTTCTTCCAACCGTGCTAACTTATTGGTATATATATCCTTTTCACTCATTTTATCCTTAAAATCATCATTTTTATACTGTTTTTATCATACTGCCAATACTTGCCAATACCCGGTATCCCTTATCCCATATGGAGAATTACAGATGGTATTACGGTATTGGCTAAAATCTACTATTTGTAAAAAAGTTTTTTCATTTGAGCATCCAGCGCCAATACCAATACGGTTCATAGCAAGTACATTGATCTACTAGAATGTGGAATAAAGTCAAGATATCCACGGTTTTTTAGCAAATACATCCTTTGGTGCACAGCACTCTTGGAATTTAGCCCAGTGAGTTGTTTAAGCTCCTCGTACGATGGAGAGTAGCCATTTGCCTTGATAAATGATTGAATTACTTGAAGAAATTCATACTGCTTGGGTGTAAGTCCTTTCTTTTTATCCATAATACCTATCCAATACTGCCACAAGTACTTAAAAGAATAAGCACTAATAGTGAAACTATAATTATTTTATATATCATCTTTTATCATACCATCCTTTTGCATCAGGATTAGGCCCATAATTCTTGCTTGTGTGTCTGAGCATCTCATTATACCCCCATTCATTTATTACC